TATTGTTGGTGCTATTTGTTTGTTGCTCCTCGTTGGTATTGGCCAACTCGCAAGAGGCTACTTCACCGCAAGAGCCAACTATCATCGTGCCATTGAGCGATTGGAATCAACTCAAAGAGCGCTTGATGAAAGCCGAAAACTCAATCAGCAACTCAAACTTATCATTGACCGAGGCGCAAGCCTTAACAGTCAAGCAAGAGAGCGAATTGAGAGAATTGAAGATTATCAACGCAGAGAGGGAGAAGGACTTAATCGCCTTGAAGGATATCAACAAGAAACAGGGCGAAGAGTTGGAACAAGCCTCGAAAGTAATAACGCAGCAAGCGAACACATTAGGGCAAGCCTCGAACTCGTTAGACGAATTGAAGAACGAAATCAAGCGAAACCATGACACAGAAAAGCGATTAAGAAGGCAGCGTGATACTTGGGCATTAAGTAACGCAGCACTATTCTTGATTGGTGCATTTCATCGATAATGTGGAGGTGATCCATAATCTCCTTACCATGTGAAGGTGGACACATGGATTGAACTTTGCTGATTAAATAAGGGTATCTACAGTTTTGTAGGTACCCTTTATTTTTTTTGCAAAAATTCTGTAAAAAGTACTTGCATCTATTTTGAATATGTTATATAATATAATCAAGATAAAGGTACGGAGTTACTAAAGGAGATATAAAAATGATTAGAACTTGCAAACAACTAGAAAGCAAATTAAACGAAGTAAACAATACAATTGATATTAAAGTAGTTAAAGAACATGGCTATTACATCATTAAACAAGGCGGTTATGAAAGCGAATTTACATATACATTAAAAGAGTTAGTGAACGAGGTTGCAGTTGGTAACATTAGTATGAAATATAACCGTTGGACAATGAGCGGTGAAAAAGTTAAAACAATCAAAGGCATTAAATAAGATAAAGAGGATATCAAAATGAAATATCAAATCACTACGGAAAATAACTATCAATGGACTACACACACATTTGAATTGAGCGAAGTTGAAAATCTATTCTTCAACGATGGAAATGTGGTTATCGTATTCAACAATGGCAGCAAACAGCAGCTTGATAATGTTAAAACAGTAAATGTGAAATAAGAGGCTATAAATCATGAAACTATACAAAAATGTAGATATACTAGATTTAGAAAATATAATGCGAGATGGCATCTTGCCGATCAGTAAAACCGGAAATGATAATTGGGGCGAAAATAAACGCTCCAATAATTCCAAAGATATGGTTTACTTGTTTAAGGCACTAAATCAAGGCGATAGTTTTATGCATTATGGTCTTGTATTGATTGAAATCGATATAAATGATGCTATTTTGAACGAAATCGATGATTTTGATATCAATAATGGCGAATATATCGAATATATCGCCTCTGAGGTGCCTGTAAACAACATCAAAGGGATTTATATTCCAAAGATATTTGAAGAGCCTCTGAGGGCAAAAAACGAAGTCGATTTTTCGGAAATTGATGTGAAATTTGTGGATGTAGAATTTTTAGTCTATTCACCGGAGTTGGGCGAGTATATTTTGGCTAATGATGAAGATAAATCGATATTTATAGATACAGCAAATCTATCCACATCAGATTTCAACTATTTAAGAGGTATAAAAAATAATCGAATGTTAGATTGCCAAAAGAAATGGAGATATATGATATGAGCAAAAACACATGGGGTGGAAATCGTGAGGGAGCCGGAGCGCCTATCACAGTAGGTGTGGAGAATCGCAGAAAGCAGAGAGTGATATCTCTTAATGATGCGGAGTTTACTAAATTGAAAGAAATCGCACAGAGCAAAGATATGAGTGTTTCTGAATTAATTCGCAGCACGTTTGAGTTATAAAATAAGAGCCTATCCAAATGGGTAGGCTCTTGTGTATTATATAGGCATGATCAGTCGAAGTGGATATCTGTGATTTACATATTGGAAAAGGTTCGCCTTTTGTGTCATCTGCACCACCACATCAACTGAAAACGAACCATCAATGACCTGTCCTTTAAATTGGGGTAGGTCATTGTTGTAATTGAAGGTTATTTCAACCCTATCATCATATATGGTCGCAGAGTGAATGAACGTGTCGAGAATCCTCGCTCTGCCTGTGTTGGTGGTAGGGTTTTCTTTCGCCATTTTATAGAGGAAGAACTCAATATGCTCCGCTGTTAGCTTGATGGGATGTGCCTTGATTTCGTGGTTCGTCTTGCGTGTCATATGGTCTTGTAGTTCCGCCTCTGCATTCTCGATTTGTGCCTGTAATGTATCAGATATGAATCCTTTGGCGATTGCCTTCATATAATTCTCTAATTCGGATTGTAGTTCCTTGATGCGAGCATCAATGCGTTTCAATTCGAGTTCTGCATCACCTAGCATCGTGCTGCTTGCCTCTGTGGTCATTTTGGCCAATTGAGCGATGGTGTTGGGTTCATTTAAGATATGGATGGTCTTATTAATAATAATATCCTCTAAAATATCACGCTTGATATTCTTGCCTGTGCAAGTCTTATGTTTTCGCCTGTTGGTGCAGCTGTAATAGTGATGCTTTGCGCCTGTGTGTGATGTGGCTGTATTGCCTGTATAGTGGCCGCCACACTTACCACAATATAATTTACCACACAAATTATAAAACTCGCTCCTAGCACCTTTTTTCTTAATTCTATGACCTTTTTCACGCTGCACTTTATCGAATATCTCCTTTGATATGATGGAAGGGATGGCATTCTCTATGACTATATCATTCCACCTCATTGTGCCGATATATTTCTCGTTGCTCAATATCCTTCTAACCACCGCATATGAGAATTTAGAGCCATGCTTTGATAAATACCCTTTGGAGTCTAAATGTGAGCATATAGAGGGGATAGAGTGGCCTTTGATGTAAAGGTCGAATATAGTTCGCACGATACGAGCCTCACGCTCATTGATGATGAGGTGCTTATCTTCGGTCTTATCGTAACCCAAAGGAGTAGGGGTGCCATTAACCTTACCTTGAAGGGCATTATCCGTCATTCCTCGTCTGACCTTTTGAGATAGTTCGGCGGAGTAATATTCTGCCATGCCTTCGAGTACGGATTCTAAGATGATGCCGGCCGGATCATTGGTGATATTCTCCTTCGCACTCACCACCTTAACACCATTTTTCTTTAATATAGCTTTATAAACAGCACTATCCTCTCTGCTGCGGCTGAATCTATCTAGCTGATACACTAGCACATAATCAAATAGGTGTTTCTTTGAATCCTCTATCATTTGAAGGAACTCCGGTCGATTATCTGTGCGAGCGGAGAGGGCCTTATCTGTGTAGATATTGGTGATAATGATTCCTTCACGTTCTGCGAAGGCTCTGCATTCACGAATTTGCCCTTCGATGGATTCATCTCGTTGCTTATCCGATGAGTATCTTGCGTATATTACAGCTTTTAAACTATTCATTGTGTGATTCCCTTTCAAATTGTATAAGTAAAGCCCCCTATCAAGGGGGCTATTTTTATTTTGCAGTTGGTGGTGTAAATTTGCCAACACGTTGCGCATTACCTAGTGCAATCATGGCCTCTAAATAACCATATGTATTTTGTTGCAACTCAACTCGTTTTGGTGGGTTATGCTTGCCATTTCTTAATGTTTTACCATTGCGACCATCGATAAGGTTAGTTTCGGCAATTTCTAATACAATACTTCGATTTGTGAAATCATAGTAATAATGCTTTACAAATTCGGTTATAACAAAATTCCTATGTGTTTGCATATAGCTATATATAGGTGTGATAATTTCTAGCTTATTATTGTTATCTGAAAGTATCACTTGCACATCAATCGGCATGAATTGGATTTCATTCATAGCATTAGGCAATAGAGTGTATCTATTATAATCGCTTAAATCTTGTAATGTTACAGCTTGCGCCGATAACGTGCATAATGCGAATGCAGCCGCAATAATTAACTTTTTCATAGTTTCTCCCCTTATTTATAATTACACATTAAAATGATGATAAAAGTCTATATTTTCTAATTCCGAATCGTCTATATCTGACCTACGAACCATTTGCTCAACTAGATTAACGTGTTCATCCAAGTAAAAATCATCATTAATAATATGCATTAATTCGTGTTTAATTTCCTCTCTCATGCGACCATGAGGGAGGTTTTTATTGATATAAATATTATGAGTATCTATATCTTCCGTTTCTTCTGATACGGCCTTAACACATGGTAAATCGCAGTAAATTATGTTTACTACCAATACAACACACTCCCTATTTCCCTATTTATGGTACCCACGCTTTGAGGGGTACCATTATTTATTTTTCGATTTTAAAAACTCAATATACTCGACCGCCTTTTGCATATCCTCTTTTGATATATCTTTCGCAGCAGAGAATAGAAGTCTAGCACTAGGGCGAGTACGCAACATTTCAGCATACTCCGCTGTTTCTGGATTTGTATAATAGCCTTTGGGTGTATCTTCAACACCATTCATTTTAGCTAACTCATCAGCCGACACACCAAGCACTTTGCATATTTTAATTATGTTATCAATAGATGCACCGCCTACATTTTTCAAAATAGAATATAAAGTTGTATAAGGCATGTTAATCTTTTTGGCGAAGTCTTTTATTGTTACAGAATCCTCTATGATTAATTGCTTTAGGTAGTCTTCTCTCGTCATAATGTACACTCCTATATCTAACTATACTTATAATACTATACATAATACGATATTACAATATATAAATACGATATTACAAATTTAAAGCAAATTTAAACGTATATAAACAAGATTTTATTAGACAAATTCGATATTTCGAATTACAATGTATACATAAGGTAATACGAAATAACGAATTACCAAAACGAAATATAGAAAGGCGGTGGGTGAATGTATCCTAACTTAAATGCAGAACTTGCTCGTAGAGGGTGGAACAAAAAGGTATTATCTGAAAAACTTGGCAGTCGATATGCAACAGTTGTTGATAAGTTAAACGGAAAATATCCTTTAACCTTAAATGAGTGTAAAGCAATCAAAAAGGAGTTAGAAACAGAACTAACTATTGATGAACTTTTTTTTACTAAGTAAATACGAAATATCGAATTGAAAAAGTGCATTGAACATGGACAAAAAAGTCCTAGTTAATGTAACAGACAGAAAAGTCCATAACTTAGACGATGGAAGGAGCGTGAACAAATGAACGAATTACAAGTATTTAGCAATTCAATGTTTGGGAATGTGCGAATTATCTTGCAAGATAATGAACCATGGTTTGTAGCAAAAGATGTATGTGATTGTTTGGAACATACAAACCCAACTATGGCTCTACAAAGATTAGACGATGACGAACGGTCTAAATTGAATTTAGGTCGTCAAGGTGAGGCCAATGTAGTCAATGAATATGGCTTATATAGTTTGGTGCTATCTAGTAGAAAGCCGGAGGCGAAAGAGTTCAAACGTTGGATAACACACGAGGTACTTCCTAGCTTACGCAAATATGGAACATGCAGCATGGATATCCCTAGAACGTTGCCGGATGCCTTAAAAGCATACGCTAACGAAATTGAGGCACATAATCAAACAAGAGCGTTGCTAGAGGAACAGAAACCGAAAGTACTATTCGCCGATGCAGTAAGTATTAGCGATACCGATATTTTAATCGGTGATCTAGCGAAACTCTTAAACCAAAATGGCCACAATATTGGACAAAACAGGTTATTTGAGCGGTTAAGAAATGAGGGTTATCTGATTTCAAGAAAAGGCGGTTCTTACAATATACCAACACAACGAGCAATGGAGATGGGCCTTTTCAGAATCAAAGAAACAGCTATAACTCATTCAGACGGAAGAGTAAGCCTAAATAAAACCCCAAAAGTAACAGGAAAATGGCAATTATATTTCATTAATCGTTATAAGGGTGTGAATTTATGACATTGCTCATTGATGAAATATACAAATTTTACAGTAACCCTCAGAATCTAGCCGATTTTGAGGAATGGAAAGAGAGGAAATATAAAGATGAGGATTCACAGATTGAGAGCAGCAGAGAAACGTGCCAAACGCAGAGCGCTGCGCAATAACGAACCAAGCACATTTGAAATGCTAGTATTCACAGCATTCACGCTGTTTTTATTCTTCGGTATTTCATATTGGTGGGTTACAGGGGAGTATATTTGCTTATGGTAGATAAAATTATCAATCTATTGGCAGCCACAATCTTCACTATCACAATGGCTGTTGCTGTTATTAATTTGGTGATATTCATCACAAAATAAAAAAGTGCCATTTCTCAAAAGGAGAAATAGCACTAAGCCTTCTTGCGAATTACAAGAAAGGCAACCACACACCTATATTTTAGATGATTCGATACGAATTGTAAAGAAAGGAAACCACACACATGGAAATGACGGATGTTCAAGTAGTAAAAAATGTAGAGCCTCAATTGATTCAATCTGTAGGCCGAGCGGTATGGAACAATGAGGAAATCTCCAAATATTTAGAGGAGAAACTAGCAAAATATAACAATCTTGTAGTTACACAGGATAATTTGAAAGAAATGAAGGGTGTCCTTCGTGAAATCGTGAGTGTTCGCACACACTTGCAGCGATTTGGCACCGAGCAAAAACGATTATTGAAAGAGCCTTATAACGTGTTCGCAGCTGAACTCGACCAAGTTCTTGCGGTAGTCAGCCGAGTTGAGGCACCTATCTCCAATCAGATTCAAGAGTTCGAGAATATCGAAACCGAGAAACGCAAAGAATTAGTAATGAATATGATTCGAGATAAATTCGAGGTGCTTGGTATTCGTGAGGAATATCGAAATCGTTTTGTGGCTGATCCAAAGTGGTGGCAAAACAAAACCGCCAAAATTGATGCCACAGCAAGTGCCATTGATATGGCTATGAATGACCTTCTAACTCAGCAACGCAATGATGATGAAATCGCTAAGATGCGAGCAGAGAAGGAAGAAATGGTCAAATTAAAGATTGATTTATTCAACTCACAATATGAATTGAATACACCAATCACCTTCGATGATGTGGCTCATAAGGTTATGAATGTTTCTATCTCCGAGTTAGATGGATATCTATCCGATGAGTTCGATAAACGATTGGAAATCGAGATGCAAGCTGCTAAGGCCAAAACAATCGATGTTGAGAAGTTGGAGCCTGTAGCGGTAGAACTTCCACTCCCACAACAACATATGAAATTTGAGGAAGTTGAAGAACCTATCCGCACAACATATGTTGTGAAATTGACTGAATCTCAACGCAAAATCATCGAAGAAACTTTGAATAAAATCGGTGTGGAATGGAGCAGAATCTAATGAAACATAGTGAATCACTTATTGAAATCTCAAAGGCATTGGCTAAATTCCAAGCCGAGGTGTCAGATCCGGAACGCACAAAAGAGAATGCATTTCTAAAAGCTAAATATGTAACGCTTGATGCGTTACTGCAAGCAGTTCGCCCTATCTTGGCGAAGAATGGTATCTCGTTCTTACAAATTCCGGAAACCTCTGAGGGGAATGTAACTGTAACTACACGATTATTGCATGAAAGTGGTGAGTGGATTGAGGCTGAACCTTTCACCTTGCCTTTGGTTAAAAAGGATCCGCAAGGTGTTGGCAGCGTTGTAACGTATGGCCGAAGATATAGCCTCTCTTCAATCCTCGGAGTTGCGTGGGAAGAGGATGACGATGGCAACAGCAATAATGTATCCGAGGTTACAATTCAAGCCTTGAATGAAGTTGTTGAGTTGGCAGCAGCAAAAGGCATCGAGAAATCCGATTTGGCCAAATATACAAAAGCTACATTCAATAAGATTAGCACTCAGTTAGATTTGAGTGAAATTCAACAGTTAAAGGCTTGGGTGAATAGCTACTAATGAAGTGGATAACCAAAGGCATTGAAACATTCAAATCACCTATCGGAGTAATGGTGATGATGCCGGCTCCACGAGATAACGAACTCGCTGAAATCGATAAGGATGTTGAGTATTCAATCGAAATCAAAAAGAAGTCTAAATCTCGCAGCTTGAATGCCAATGCATTCTGTTGGGTTCTATGCGAGAAAATCGCAAAGGAACTCTCTAAGAATGGCTATATATCGAAGGTCGATGTGTATAAAAGAGCCATCAGAGAATGCGGTGTGTTTGAGCGAGTGTTAGTGCTGCCGAGTGCCAAACAGAAAATCATGGATAGATGGAGCCGGAACGGATTGGGGTGGTTCGCTGAGGATATGGGCGAAAGCACCAAGATTGATGGAACCACAGTCCTATTCCTATATATGGGTTCCTCGTCATATGACACTAAGCAAATGGCAAGGCTGATTGATAGCCTAGTTACAGAGTGTAATCAGTTAGGCATAGCACTAGAGGATAGCAGCTATATCAATTCACTCCTTGATAGGTGGGAAGATGAACAGCCGAAAGAAGGCTGATGAGGCCTTATATAAAAAGACTAGACCACAGGCCGTTGAGCGTGATCAAGGATTATGTGTGCTGTGCGGTGCGATGGCATCCGAAGTGCATCATATCCTGTTCCGTGGCAGAGGTGGTTTGTCGAATCTTGATAATTTAGCTTGCTTATGTAGGGAATGCCACGAAATGGCACATGGCCCACAAGCAGCAGAAGTGATGAAAGTGTTAAAAGAAAGGATATCAAAATGAATCATGAGTTCTATGTAACAGTAAAAGCGGTGTTATTGATGCGAATCAAGGCACTCGCAAAAGAAAATGGTGCTTACCAATCTAAGCAACCAATTATCGATGAACTATATTCCATCTATTGCTTTGTGTGTACTTGCTGCAACACAGAAGTGGCATCATTGAATGAATTAATCGGAAATGACGAGGTGAAAAATGAGCAATGAAGATAAAATGCTGAGTCAGTTCGGCGCTGCATGGGTTACTGTGAGAGATTCAATCAAAGAGAATGCATTGAAATCAAATGGCTCACCAATTCCTTATAATCCGTTATTCTTCGTGCTGACAGAGAAACGCACAAAGGTGCCGGCTAATGATGTAAAAAGCATGATTGATTATGCTCTTCAAATTGGATATTTGAAGATGGGCAGATCTAAAGAATATGTGAAGTTCTAGGAAGGTGGTAATAAATGGCTCGCCCAATAGCGAAAGGGGTGGATTACTTCCCTCTAAATGTGGGTTTCTTATCTGATATCAAAATCAGAAAAATCATGATGGCACATGGGGCCTCGTCAATTGCTGTAATCATCTACATTTTAACCAATATCTACAAAGATGAAGGTTACTTTATGAAGGTTACTGATGATGAGATTAATCTCATCGCATTTGATACAAGAACAAGTGTCGAGATGGTGGCTGCTGTTATCAAAAAAGCGTGTGAGGTTGATTTATTTTCCGCCGATATGTATAAGCAGCATCAAATATTGACCTCAAAAGGAATACAAAGTCGCTACATTAAGATAACAGAAAGACGGAAGAAACCCATGTTATTGACTGCATACTGTTTACATGATGATTACAATAACTCAGTTAATGTTGACATTATGTCTACAAAAACTCAATTAATGAGTGCCGAAATGCAACAAAGTAAAGTAAAGAAAAGAAAAGAAAATATAAAGGAAAGTAAATATAAAGTAAATAAAAGTAAAGAAAAGAGTTTTCTACAACCTGTATTCAATAATTGGTTGAATAATTTTGGTGATATCTCTTCTTATTTAATGGAAGTTTTAGAAAGCCTAGTTCTTGAATATGGTGTCGATGAAGTATTGAGTGCATTGGAAGTGGCCAAAGAGAAGGGAACCGCCAATGTGAAATACATTGAAGGGGTGTTGAAAAATCGAAAAATACAATCCTACGCAGATGATCGAAAGTCTGCGAAAAAAGATGAACAAGTCGATTGGGATAAAGAATCAGCAAGGGTTCACGGAACCTGAGTATGAGTTCTATCAGCCAATCTATGAAAGTCCGGTAGTGGTTCGTGATGAAAAATCAAAAGCCTATGACCTTGCCGGCATCCCTAAGCGATATGCAACCATGTCATTTGATTGGCTGCGTGAACACGGAACTTTTCCGGCAGAAAATAAAGAGGCATATGCAATCGTGAAGGCTTATGCGGATAACCTCAAATACAATCTTGATTTCGGAAAGGGGTTAATCCTCAGAGGGCCGGCCGGCACAGGAAAAACATCGATTGCGGTGAGTGTGCTAAAAAGAGCGATTGACATGGGCAAAGGCGGAATGATGATATCGATGCCGAACCTCTTGGATAATATGCTCACATTATCCAAAGGCGATAACGTGGCCTTCATGGACTACGAGCGAAAGCTGCGGAATATACCACTCTTGCTGCTCGATGACTTTGGAGCAGAATACTCCAAATCCGAATGGGTATCAGCGAAGGTCGAAAGCATTATCATCGACCGCTACAACCGAATGAAACCTATCGTATTAACAACGAATTATAGCGATGGTTGGACTAAGGAACATTACAGCCAACGCATTTATGACCGCCTCAGAGGTGAATATGAAGAGGCGATATTCAAAGGAGCATCCCACAGATGAGAAAAATCAAAATTAAAGAAAAGAATCACAATCTACGAATCAAATACAAAGAAGGCGAATGGAAAAGTGCCACGTCAGTTGCCACCGCATTATGCACAGCAGCCACACAAGTGATATTTGAATCAATGATTGATGATTCAGATAAGAAACAATTCTTCGATGCTATGGTGATTGGATTCACCGCAGCGAAGGCCGGTGTTGATGGCATTGAGGAACTTGATAAAAAATTCGCTGAAATCACCGGTGAGTTTGATAAGGGGGTGGATAAACCGCTCAATTGATTTAAACGCTCTATAAGGCGAGTTAATATTCTCCACGATAATTCTATCGAGGGAAACATTAGACGAGCCTCAGCGGTTATATTTGGGGTATAGAATTAGAAAATTAAAGCAGAAATATAGAGGTGCAATGTGGAAGTAGTAATTTATGGTTCGCCACGAACCAAGAAAAACGGAAGTCGAATCGTTAAGGTTGACAATAACATGAAACTCTTACCATCAAAAGCATATTCAAGTTATCAAAAATTAGCGTTAGAACAGCTAAACAATCTTAACCTAGTGAAGTCCTATGATGGGCCTATATCAATCTGTTGCCGCTACTATTTAGCAGATTGGAAAAATTGGCCGGATCTTGTTGGATTACTACAAGCCACAAGCGACATTCTGCAAGATACAGCGATAATCTCAGATGATATGTGGATTGCCGACTATAATGGCTCCCATATAGTGGGGTTCGACAAAGAAAACCCTCGTGTGGAGATTACTATCGATGCAGCGAGCGATGAAAGTGTATTGCAACAGCTAAAGGCAAGAAGGTGCGACACCACCAACAAGCCAAAGGTGAGCAAGCCGAAGAAAAAGGGGATATCGAAGAAGAAACGATATCCCACCTCTATATCTTATTTGGATTACAGAAAGAAGGGATTCAAATTATGAGTGAATTTCGTATTAGATACAGAGGCACACTCGATGTTGATGTTGTAGTTTGTGCCAAATCATTAGAAGAGGCACATTGTAAGGCAGAAGAAATCGAAAGAGATTTGAATGATTACATCAGCATCGATTGTCCGGAAGTCCACGATATTGAAGGGGTTGAAGAGATATATCTCAATGAAGTAGACCTCAGCAAGCGCCTCATGGTAGTTGAGGATTAGAGGAAAGGAAACCACACACATGACTATTATAACCGGAAAAGCGGTGCATGATCGTTTCAGAAATAAGATTCCAAACTTCTTGGAACATTTGCCGGTGTGGAATGACACACCAATGAGTGAAACGCATCTCACACCAGTTAGATATAAATTCAACAACAGGAAAGGGGATATTATCCCTTTTACCACTCGCCATTGCGTAATCTGTGGAGCAGTATTTGATGTTCCATACAAGTCATCCACAAAATTGACCTGTGGCAGAGCGTGTGGAAATAAGTTAGCAGCTAGAAATAGGGAGATGAAACGAAAAAATGAACAAATTTGAAATCGTAGAGGCTTACAAACATAAAGGCATTAAGTTGCCAACTCGACAAAGTGAATTAAGTGCCGGATATGATATCTGTGCAGCTGCAAGCGTGGTGATTAATCCGTTTGATGTGGTTCTAGTTCCTACAGGGTTAAAATGCCAAATCGATTCTGATAAATATCTAGGACTGCATATGCGCAGCAGCGTAGCAATCAATAATAAGGTTTGCCTCATTCATGGTCAAGGCATCATCGATGCAGATTATTACAATAACGAGAAGAATGAAGGACACATTATGATTCCTCTCATTAATATGGGCAAGGTTCCATTCTATGTGAAGGAAGGCGAAAGATTAGTTCAAGGGATATTCACACCATATGGCACAACTGTAAATGATGCGGATGATATCAAGGAGTGCCGAAAGGGTGGATTTGGAAGTACAGGGAGATAAAAATGAAAAGAGATCATGTGTTTTGCTCTCATAATGGCTTTTCAGAATGTATAGAGAAGAAAGATGGTACTCAATGGATATTTGAGTTTAAGAATGGATATGGAGCATCTGTTATTACAGGCGGCATTGCTTATGGTGGAAAGGCCGGTTTCTTTGAATTGGCTGTGTTGAGAGGCAATGAACTTTGTTATGACACACCAATCACAGATGATGTTGTTGGATGGCTGACAAGTGATGAGGTGAATCAGTTATTGGATAATATTGAACGCTTACAAGGGAGTTGATTATGAAATCACCATGTAAGGATTGCGAGTTTAGAGAAGTGGGGTGTCATGGCAAATGTGATGCCTATATCCAATATAGCGAATATATCGCAGCACAACGAGTTATCAATAACTTCGATGGCGATATGGTCGCTTATATGAAACATAAAGATGGGCGGATTGCTCGAAGGTTTAAATACAGAAAATTGTATTAGAGGGGATATATGAAATTTATTGATTTCTTTAGTGGAGTTGGTGGATTCCACAGCGGATTAGAACAGGCCGGCATGGAATGTGTTGGATGGTGCGAGTTTGATAAATTCGCACAGGCCTCATATAGAGTTATATATGACATAACGAATTTATGGTTTGGTGGCGATGTAACAAAGGTTAAGGGAAATGATTTGCCAAATGCTGATTTATGGACGTTTGGGTTCCCTTGCCAAGATGTGAGCATTGCCGGTAAACAAAAAGGCATTAAAGAAGGCACTAGAAGTGGATTGTTTTTTGAGATTATGAGGTTAATTGATGAGCGTAAAGAAAATAAACCCAAATGGCTTGTGTGTGAAAACGTTAAGAATTTGCTATCTATCGACGGGGGGGGCGGGTTCCTCACCGTTGTTAGTGAAATGGCAGAAAGAGGGTATAGTGTCGAATGGAAAGTGTACAACACCAAAGACTATGGACTCCCACAAAACAGGGAGCGTGTCTACATTGTTGGATATCTTGGAGAAACAAGTGGAAGAGAGTTACTTCCTATCCCAAGAAAAAACGATGCAGTTATTAAGCAAATTATAGGCGGTTCACAAGGAATGCGAGTGTATGATCCGAGTGGTGTGAGCTGCACACTATCTGCATTAGGCGGTGGCATGGGAGCCAAAACCGGACTATATCAATTTAGCGATGTAAGTGTTCAAGCTTGTTTGACTCCAGATAGATTGGAGAAAAGACAAAACGGAAGAAGATTGAAGGAAGTTGGTGAACCGGCATTTACTTTGACCGGTCAAGACCGACATGGATTGCTAATAAAAACAGCGAATAAGCAAGGATATGCAATGGCATATCATGGCGATGGTGTGGATTTAGCTTATCCAAATAGCGAAACAAGAAGGGGCCGAGTGCAACCACAACGATCCAACACTTTAACCACTAGCGACAATCTAGGTGTTGTGCTAGATGATGGCTCGAAGGTGTATATTCGGAAATTGACTCCGAGAGAATGTTGGAGATTGCAAGGGTTCACGGATGAGCAATTCGATAAGGCTGCTGCTGTGAATAGCAATTCACAATTATATAAACAGGCCGGCAACGCTGTAAGCGTGAATGTTGTGGCTGAGATAGGTAAGCATATTATGGAAGTAGAAAGGGGCAATATATGAAAGATTTGGCAGCGGTTTTATGTATGATAGCTGTGATTATATCTCTAATTGCATTTGCATCAATGTGCATTGCAATTATGTTGTGGCTGATAGGATTGTTTGGAGTTGGGTTCGAGGCTGTGTGCCGGTCATTCTCTGTGATGGTGATTTCCGGTGCTGTAGCTGCTGCATCTAGCGTGATGATTGGATGTGATGCGTGATCATGAGTGAAAAAACATTAGATTTGCAATCGTTAAGGTTTGCACTAACTATCGTTATGGGGAATGATATTGTAGTTCCGGAGTGTGATTTCACTATCAACCAATTAGACAAATATCCGAGAGTTGATGGATATACATGGGGTTATAAAGGGCATTATGTAAGAGTTAGTTTGCCTCTTATTGCCTCGGCAACAAAAATATTTATGGAGCAGCTTGATGCGAGTGTTGAACACACAAGATTGTTTGTAAAACATGAATTGTATAGATTGATTAGTGAAAGCAAAAAAGATGGTGATATGTGATGCTGAGTGTTGATGATTTACAGAAATATGGGTTTGAGGGGTTTCTGATTAGAGAAATCCCTATTGGAAGGCCTGAGTTGACTTTAACTTGCATTGATGGAATAGATAATGACCAACTAAAGAATGCTGTGGCATATGCCAAGATGATAGCCGATGAAAGGCATTATCGCACGTTCGTAAGATTGAAGGAACGTGATATATACAGAGTATTCGAGGCAAGCGATATTATCTCCATCCAATATGTTGATAATGTTATTCTGCATGAATACCCTCATCGCAGAGAAGTCGAACGATTATTACAAGTTCATTTAAAATAGGGGGGGTTAGTATGATATCAAATCGAGAAGGCAGAGAGTGGCTGCTTAAACAACTGTATGATAAAGGAATCAAATATATAGTTTATCTCGGCGATATATTTGGTTATGTAGGTGTGGAGAAGAAACCGGAACAGCAAGAAGATGGTTCCACATTATTGCGTGATGAATACCATCGGCTTGATGCGGTGTCAGAGATGCTGCCGGATTTCAATGAACCGAATTTTCTTGATATCGGCAAGTATCTAGGCATCACAGATTGGGGTAAGGTCGCAACTGATACTCCTGTATATGCGAAATTATATGATGGTGGAATATGGTATCCACTTCATTTTGCCAAATACGAGAATGGCGATGCTTATGTATACACAGGCGGAAGAACTTCGTGGAGCAAGGATGTAAAAGATGCGGTTTGCAATACTGTGGCTAAGGCTTACGAGATTAGATTGGCGGAAGGCGGTGCGCATGAATACAACATATGTGCCATACCTTGATTGTGGCTGCGTTGAATGGACTAGGGATAAAGAGATTATAGGCCTTGCGAAAGCTAAAGAGGCCGGACTTAAAATGGCCAAAAGGTGTGGGCGAGATACATTCTATTTGGCTGAGTGTCATCAATGGTTCCCTAATGTTTCAAACGTAAGCAAGGAATTAATTGCAACTATCGAGGAACAGGCGAGAGATGAATTATGCGACACTAAAGTTGTTAAGCTGATTACATCAAAAGAGCGTGAGGAGTTAGATGCCGGCATGAACCGGTTGGCACTCCAATGGCTACTCAGAAATGGTCGAGTGCCTGATGGGGTTAGATTAATAAGGGAACTCGAATATAAGGTGAAGAGTAATGGAAGGCCGGTGTTGGTAGGAAGTGAACAATTTGACTGAGAAACAAATAAGTGATCACCACAAAATGGTGAATCGAATTAGTATAATGGTTATGGTGTTTATGCTTATTGCGAGCATCGTGGGTGTATTGGCTATGATATTGCTATTCAGCTATGGTGTGCATCTGATTTGGGGGTGAATGAATGGGATACATTAAACCACCGGAACCGGAACCTTTTAAAATATCAGATGAAGAACTATCAAAGATTGTGAAGGTGGCAACACAGACAGCAATCGAGGTATATCGAAAGCATAATGAGGATATGTTAGCCAAACGAAATGAGAAGGCGGTCAAGAATACTGTTGTGCTACTAGAAGGATACGTTGCAATGAAACAGCATTGTATGAATGCAATCGCCAAGAGTGAAGAAACACTCACACCATCAGACTTGCAAGCGGTACTATATGAAGTGTTCAATCGCAAGGGATTCCTTCAAATAGAGTCAATCTTGGCGAGCAAGCGAAGAACTGAACTCATTATTTACCATATCGATGAGATGATGAAGGTGTACAAAGAATACTGCATCAAAATGGATAGACCATATTATGATTGTGTACATGATAGGTATATCGATAGTCTGAGCATCTCTGAAATTGCTGAAAAGCGTGGCACAAGCGAGAGGAATGTGTATAATTGGTTGAATGCAGCAACTGAGGATTTAGCCATTTACTTCTTCGGAGCCTACGCTTTATAAAAGATTGTATACAATAGAAACCTTTCAAAAAGTGTTCATATACACCTCTTTTGAATAGAGTTATAATGTTATTGGTGATAGGTGAATTACACGTTTCATTTATATCCTCCTTTCTTAACGACACATACTGCGAAGATACCCTGTATCGGTTACAACAGCCGATATGGGGTATTTTTGCGTTCAATTACATATTTCCATGAATGGGGGTGAGTGCATGAGTATGAAAGGGAAGAAGAATCCAAATGCCGGTCGAAAACCGAGATATCAAGAATGGCTCGAGGGAGATAACCTTTTGCGATTAGAGGGGTGGGCAAGAGATGGCTTAAC